GCCCAACTGCAGGTACTAGAACTGTTAGCCCAGGGGGCTACCGTAGTAGATGCTATGAAGGCTGTAGGCAGGAACGATGTTACCTTCCGCCAATGGTCTATGGCAGACCCTGACTTTAAGGACAAAGCGGACAAAGCACGCCTTTCAGGCAAAGGTATCAAAGCGGACCTAGCCAACCTAAAGGATATCTCTTTCGAGGATTTCTCAGAGCAATTCCTAGAGACTAAGTTGTTTGACCATCACAAGTCTTGGATTGATTTGGTCGAGGGTAAAGAGCCAAGGTTCATCCACCCTAGCATGACCTATGAGCAAGCAGCAACCAATCGTATTCTTATTAACGTTCCACCAGAGCATGCTAAGTCAACTGTACTTACCATCAACTACGTTACCTACCGTTTAGCAGTAGACCCTAACGTTAGAATCATTATTGTATCAAAGACGCAAGGTATGGCACGTAAGTTCCTATCTGCGATAAAGACAAGATTAAGCCATCCTAACTGGACCAAAATGCAGGTGTCCTTCGGACCTAATGGTGGCTATAAGGCAGATTCACCAACCTGGTCTGCCGACATGATTTACTTGGGCGCAGGACGTGACTCAGGTGAGAAAGACCCAACTGTTCAAGCATTAGGATTCGGGTCACAGATTTACGGTGCTCGTGCTGACTTGATTATCCTTGACGATGTGGTGATGAATGCAAATGCCCATGAGTGGGAGAAGCAAATTGAATGGCTTCAAAAAGAAGTCATCACCCGCCTAGGGCGACATGGAAAACTGCTTATAGTAGGAACCCGTGTCGCACCTATAGATTTATATAAGATGATTAGAGACCCCGACCAGTGGACAGGTGGGAAATCTCCATTTACATACATGGCTATGCCATCAGTATTAGAATTTGATGAGAACCCAAAAAATTGGAAAACTCTTTGGCCTTGGACAGACAGGGCAGAGGGAGAACAGGACGAACCTAATGAGCAAGGACTATATCCCAAATGGGATGGACCTTCGCTTTTTACAAGGCGGTCTGAAGTGGCTCCGTCAGTCTGGGCTATGGTCTACCAGCAAGAAGACGTCCAGTCCGACTCTATCTTCTCGCCAACAATTGTCGCTGGATGTGTTAACGGTATGCGAAAGCGTGGACCGCTTAGAAAAGACACGGCAGGCCACCCCAAGAACGTAGATTCAACCTATACCATTATTGGCTTCGACCCTGCGGTAACGGGACGCTCTGCTTTCGTAGCAGTATCTTATAACCGTGCAGATGGAAAAATTTACGTTTTGGATTGCGTCAACATGGTTGACCCTTCCCCACAGAAAGAAAACGCTCTAATTAAAGAGTGGGTAGAAAGATTTAAGCCACAAGAATTTAGAGTAGAAATCAACGCCCACCAGAAGTACTATGCTATGGATACAGAGTTGCGTGATTATTTAGCATCCTATGGATGTCAACTTAACTCACACTTTACTGGTAAGAACAAATGGGATGTTGGATTTGGTGTAGCATCTATGGCAAGCCTTTTTGGTTCAGCCAAGGATGGTAGATTCCAAGATAATAATATACTTGAATTACCAAGCAATGAAGGCTCTGAAGGCCTTAAGTCTTTAGTACAGCAACTTATCATTTGGAAGCCTGATACTAAGAACCCTACCGACTGTGTAATGGCCTTATGGTTTGCCGTTATTCGTTGTAGAGAACTTATGCAGACATCAAGTAGAGTTGGGCAGTACCAGACAAACAGATGGGCTACCAGAGCACAGATGGCTGGACGTGGTTCACTTAATTTAGACGAAGCCTTTGCAGAGCAATGGCAAGAAACTTATAGTTAGGATATAGATGGCATTAACAATTGAACAGATATCAGCACGGGTTCAATCCCTGCGTTATCGTAACAGTGAGAGAGATGCTCGTAATCTTGACGTACTTGCTGTTCGTAAAGGAAAAATTGCTGAAGTCTATCCAGACTTTTTTCCAGATGGTGTAGATGCTAATGTCGTTGCAAATTTTATTGATATCGTTGCCAGGGACCTTTCTGAGGTTATGGCGCCTCTTCCAGCGGTTAACTGCTCAGCCGCTAATCAGGTCAATGACCGTGCTCGTTCTTTTGCCGATAAGCGTACTCGTATTGCTAGCAATTATTTTTCACACTCTGACCTCTCGGTCCAAATGTACTCAGGAGCAGACTGGTATATAACCTACGGCTTTGTTCCGTTTATTATAGAATTAGACGACGAAGATAAACTTCCTCGCATCCGTGTAGAAAATCCTATTGGTGCTTACCCAGAGTTTGACCGTTATGGACGATGCGTTGCATTTGCAAAACGCTACACAATGACACTTGGTGAGTTAGTAGCACAATTCCCAGAGTATGACAACATACTGCTTGGTGGGATGGGATATAAGCAAGACCTAAATGGTCAAGTAGAAATTATTCGTTACTACGATAAAGACCAATCAGTTGTATATGTTCCAGCAAAAGATAATTTAATTTTATCACAAGCCAAGAATCCTCTAGGTAAATGATGGTAGTTGTAGCACGTAAACCGTCTATCGACAATGAGTTACGTGGACAATTCGACGATGTACTTGGAATTCAGTTACTCCGCAACCGTTTCGCCTTACTGGCAATGGAAGCAGCGGAGAAATCAGTACAGGCACCTATTGTACTTCCACAAGATGTACAAGAACTACAGTTGGGTGGAGATGCGGTTATCCGCACCGCCAACCCAGCAGGTGTTCGTCGTGTAGAACTTACTCTACCACAAGGCGCATTTACAGAACAGCAATTACTTAACCAGGAACTTAGAGTTGGTGCTCGTTATCCAGAGTCTCGTACTGGTAACATTGATGCATCTATCGTTACTGGTCAAGGTGTACAGGCACTTATGGGTGCCTTTGATACACAGGTTAAATCAGCCCAAGCAATCTTTGCTGCAGCACTTCGTGATGTAATCAGCATTTGCTTTGAAGTTGATGAGTTAATATATTCAGAAGAGAAAACAATTCGTGGTGTAGATTCTGGCTCACCATATGAAATTACTTATAAGCCAACCAAAGACATCAAGGGTGACTATTCAGCCGATGTTCGTTACGGTATGCTTGCTGGTCTTAATCCAGCCCAAGGTCTTATCTTCATGCTTCAAGCACTTGGTGGTAAGTTAATATCTAAAGATATGGCTATGCGTGAGTTACCATTTACTGTTAACGTAACACAAGAACTTGAGAAGATTGAAATTGAGGATATGCGTACAGCATTACTCAGTGGCATTACAGCAATGGCTCAGGCCATACCAGCGATGGCAACACAGGGACAAGACCCATCAGATATGGTAAATAAAATTGCTGCGGTTATCGGGACAAGCATTAGAAGATGCTATTGAGGCTACCTTTGCACCGCAACAACAGGTTCCTCCTGCTGGCGCCTCTAATCCTATGGTTGAGCAAACGTCCCCTGCTCCCTCTGGTGCCCCAGTAGGAGGTCCTCCTCAAGAACAACCAATAGTACAGCCAACACAGCAACCAGATATTCAATCAATTCTTACAAGCCTAACCGCAGGTGGTAAAGGAAACGCAAGAGTAGTAACAAGAAGTTAACTAGGTAGGGGACAATGACAACAATCATAGGTATAGAACATAAAGACCGTTGCTTCATAGTTGCTGATAGTCAAACTACTGATGCTGACGGAAGAATTTATTCTCATCCAGAAGTTAGAAAGATTTCAGAAAATGGAATGTTTTTAATTGCTGGTTCTGGAGAAACACTTCCTTGCGATATAGCACAACATATTTGGGAGCCACCAACTCCTACTAAGCAAGACAAAGAAGATTTATATCATTTTATGATTGTAAAAGCAATGCCATCTCTACGTAAGTGTATGTCAGAGAATGGGTATAACTTTGATGAAGACACTAAAGAAAATCGCTTTCAGTTTATAATGGCTGTTGGTGGAGAAGTATTTGATGTTGACCAAGAGTTATCAATAAGTAAATCTGCTGATGGAGTATACGCAGCAGGCTCTGGAGCAGCATACGCACTAGGTGCTTTATATGCTGGAGCAGACGCACACGAAGCAATGGAAATTGCATCTAAACTTACAGCATTTACTGCTGGACCTTACATATCAAAAGAACAACCAAGAAAAATTAAGTAGGAGGAAATCATGGCTGAAAATCGTGGGGGCATGCGCCCAACAGCACCACAAAATAATCCAGCAAATATTTCCGCAACAGGTGGAGCAGGACAATCAGGAACACAACCTGCACGTTACATTTCAGGATTACCATATGGTGAAGGTCAGCAAACAATGAACCAGCAATTAAGTGCACCAATGGCTGGGCCTAATAAGGCTGCAGCAGCCGCAAATCCTGTTTCAGCAATGATGCCTCCTTTAACACCTTTAACTGCACCTACAGAAAGACCAGATGAGCCAATAACTGCTGGTATGGATTTTGGAGCAGGTCCAGGAAGTGAAGCACTTAATCTACCTCGTGAGCGTTCATTGTCTGAGGTTCTTGCGTCAATGATTGATATTGACCCTACTGGAGAAGTACAAGACCTTTATAACTTTGTTGTATCACGAGGTCTTTAATGGCCGAAAAAGAAAAACCATTAGTTAAGATTGCCGAATCCGCACCTGGCCTAGCAACTGCTGCTGCTCAAAAAGCCTTGCCTAAAAATGAAGTTAACCAATTGGCTGCAATGGTTCAATTGCGTAATACGCATAATGAACTTACTTCACTTTCACAAGCAGATGCATATAAGAAGTTTCAAACAATGGATAAAGAAACTCGTGATGCTTTAACTTCGATTTATAATCCTAAATATGTAAAACAAGATAAAGGTTTTTTAGGTAATATTTTATCATCTATCAAAAGTTCTGTTTGGTACGGTGGTGGGACAAGCGTAGATTTAGGGAAAGTAGTTTCTTCATTATACCCAGGTGGAAGAGCCGTTGCTGGTTTAACAAAAGGCGTATATAATGAATTTATGGAAACCGAAGTTGGTGGCAAGACCGCTGTTAGTGTTGAAAAGGGATTAGAACTTTTAGTACGTTCTCAAGAAAAACTTATTAAACAACCTTATCAGGCTTCTAGATTAGCACAGATTGAGGGAGAATTTGGTCCTGGAACTTTCCTTCGTTACCAAGCAGAAGGATTCAAAGAATTACTTCCTGGTGGAGAAGATGCAGTTCTAACAGATGACTCAACANNNATGAAAAAGCAGTTGCTCAGTTTAATAATGACTTAACTCCTGCTGCTTCATATGTGGGAAGATTACTTGCATCTAAAGAAGATTTAATTGAAAATTTTGAACAATATCAAAATAATGCTGGAGTTTTAGATTTAATTAATCGTTATGTGAGTGGCGAAGAAGAAGCATTAAAAGAAGTTTCTAATGCTGTTGCAAGATTTGAAAAGTCTAAAATAAGTCCTGGGCGCGATATTGCCCGTGCTTTAATTTCTATACTTCCACATGAGTATGAAAAAGCAGTTCTAGGTGATGGTAAAGCAAGAGCGTTATTTAATGTTATTTCAGGACCATTTGATTTTGGAGTTACTTTTGGCCTGGACCCACTTATCATAGGTGGTAAAATAAATCGTGGATTAATGGTTGCCAAGTATGGATTTATTAAACTTGGAGAAGGTTCAATTTCTTTAGAGAAAGCATTTTCTAGACCAAAGGTTCGTGAATATTGGGACGAAGCAGGTAAGTTAATCCAAGATTTTCGCAATGGAGATTTAACAGTAAAGGCTCAATCTCTTAATCGCTTACAAGATAGATTTCCTGAAATTAATATTAACGTAGTTAATGACTTGGCTAAAGCAGATGTCCGCAATGCTGATGATGCATTAATGTACTTTGATAATGGTCAACGTTTTATGGAAATTTTATCTGGCAATGTTGGTATTGCTGGAAAAGATACACTTATACCTTATATAAGTCGTACCCGTGCTGCAACTAATAAATTTAAAGATATGGTTGCTAAGACTTTAGGAACTGAACGTTACTCAGCACTTGATGTTACTAAAACTCAAGAAGAGTTTATTAAACAATTTTCTTTAGACCCATTATTCTGGTCAAAGAAAATAGGATTTGAAAAGACCCCAGTCCCTAAAATATTAGCAGCAAAAGACCAATCAAGACTTGCTAGAATTGATAGAGTAGTTCGTTCATTTGCTATCGCTCCTAAAAATGAACGCATCATTAGTATTAGTGATGGCTCAAGTGCAAATCAAATTTTTAAACTAGCACGTACAGTTCTTGATAAAACATCCGCTGGTCAGATGAGAGCAATTTGGTTAAATGCTAGCGAAGGTGAACGCCTTCTTATATTGAAGGGTTTGCTTAAAACATTAGGAATAGGTATGGGACTAAACCTATCCAATGAGGGAAAACTCGCTCTTTCTAAACTTGATGA